TATCCTCAATGATTAGGAGAGACAAGAGAATGAATAAATAGTGCTTCTGTATGTACTGGAAGAACATTAACTATTTTATCGAATCCTTCTTTTTCTGTAGGTCTTTTATATAAATCTAACATTCTATCTATTACCCACAGAGGAACTATTCTATTACGAGATTTATTATTTTTTATTAAAACTTCCCTATCTCTTTCAAAGACCCAAGCTATAATTCTAGCCTTGTATTCTTTAGCAAGAGATATATATTGTTTACGCAGTCTTATATTAATATTGGTAGCGTCAACTATAAGGTAACCCTGCTTGCTTTCATCTTGAAGAAATTCCTCAACCTTGTCTAGTATATGAGAGAATACTTGTGGAGATACTGATTGGTCAGTTTCGTCTTTGCCAAATACTCCCCTTAACTCGTCACTGCTTAAATAAGAATTTTCTTGAGGAAATGCGTCAACATAACTTTTTACAAATGTAGACTTGCCACAAGCAGGAGGCCCAACAGTTAAGTAAAGGGTTTTCATATTGTATTACTGTTCTCTTATAATCTTAGACAAAACAACACTTCTTTTTAATTTCTTTTTATTTTCTTCTGAGATATTATTATTATTATGATCCAAAAGGAATGGGATATTTTGATAGCTTGGAGACTTTACCATAGATTCTAACATGCCCATACATATTTTTTTACTAATAAGTTCAAATGAAGGATTCCAATTTGTATAAGGGTTAGATATTTCTTTATGATAAGAATAAATTTTTGGAAACAAAGGTAAACACTTAATAGCTAAATCAAAGCACCCCCTTAATGCTTCTGTATGCTCTTTTGGGTTTTCATTATATGCTTTGTTGGGCCACTCTAATAAACTACCACTATCATATGGATTAAATCTTTCTACAACATCTCCAAACTCTAATAATATTTTTCTATTTTCATACTTAGAAGTTAAGAATCCTGTAAGATATATAAGATGGGGTTTAGTATTGCTCTTTTTAGAATGGTATCTAGTTATACTTCCTCCACTGCCATGTAGATCAACAACAATTTTTCCCTTTGTCATATCTTCTAAATATGTGTCGTATTCTTTGGTAGTATTTCTTAGTGAGATTCTAGATGAATGGCATCTAAAGTTTTTTGTTTTCTTTAGCTCCTCATGTATTCTTTGTAAATATGAACAATCTCTATAGGAAAAACACAAATTGTCTTTGGGTAATTCTGTTGAGAACAAAATTAGTAGAGGAATATTATACTGGGATTGATCATGCCACAAATAATGAGACACATTACTAGAATCATAAGGATTTTGTAATCTTATCATTCTCATTAACAACCCAAGATTTCCCCCAACCATTCGTTCTATTTCTGTGAGTTCCCCAATATTACAATATGATGTTGAGTATCCTAGTTTTTTTGGCAGATCAACATCTGATTCTTTATTATCCCCAACATGATATTCAAACTTAGGAAGAGTATTCCATATTTTACCAGATGCTTTTCCCCCATGAGAAACATATAGATTAATGTTTGCTCTAAGTCCACATACATCCAACATATGTCTTATTACTGGTCTTGGCAGATACATATCACTAACTACCATATCTCCATCTTTTACCTTTTGAAGATTGATATTAATAGGAAAACAATGAGATAATTCTGTATCGATCTCTATCTGTTTAATACTATTCGCTTTATCTAAACTAATATTAGTATCTTGAGATAGTTGAAAATAAATACTATCTAATGATTCTGGAGACTTTTGTTCTGCTTCTATTCTATTTTTAATGAAACTATTATCATCTATTGTTTCTGATATTGATTTAAATATTGAATAGGGAGTTTTAAATCTGCGAGCTATCAAAGTATCAAAACAATCCCAACTAATCATGGATTACTCTTTATCCTTTATGTCAGATATTTGATTATGGGTCATAATATCATAAAACTTTTTACAATTATCTCTGTCACTTTTTAATTTTACAATCTGAATATGTGCTTCGTCTAACATATTAGTTAGGTGAAATATTTTATTTGTTAGTTCTTGGGTATTTGCAAAAGCAACCATATATTTATTCCTTTCTTATATAAGAAGCTATAGTATATACACCTATCTGCTAAGTATTGCAGAAAATAAAAGAATTGTACGAGGCTGTTTCTCCATCAATTGGGTTGGGCCTCCAGACAGGAGAGGGTTCTTCATTAGTTAAAATAAGTTCTAATTTTTCTCTAGTTGCAAATTCATCTACTGCTCTAACTATACCGGGGAATAAACTACAATAATCATGGCCCATAATATATCCACCATTTTTTACTATTCTTTTAGATTCTATTAATTCTTTAGAAAGAGTCCTATAGTCATGTTGGCCGTCTAAATAAATCCAATCAAAATAGTCTGATCTTAATGAGTGTAGAATTTCTGGAGATCGACCCCTAATAGGCACCACTATATTTCTTTCAATCTCCTCTTTCATATTAATATTAAAAACAGACAGAGCATCTGAGGAAGAAGACCCTTCTGATTTCCATGTGTTTGTTTCTTTATTATGTACAAACCAGTCTATTCTGCCGCTATCCCACAAATCAACACATAGTATTTTCTTGGGGTTACAACCATCTAATAGTTCTCTTGTAAATGTACCAGTAAAAATACCAACCTCAATACCTATTGTATCTGGAGGGATTAATTTAGAGATTAAATCTTTCCTACTAATAATATTAGTCATCAATATCTGTCTCAATCATATTATTTTTAGTTATATAATAGTTCTGTTTAAGTTCATCAACCCAAACCTCATAAGTTCCAACATCCATTCTTCGGGTAATGTCCCCCACATATTCTTTATCTTCAATCTTAATTTTACATTTCATTCTAGTACAAAGCTCCAGTAACGACTATCTTCCTGTTTCTGTAATCCATCCCAATAGATTGATCTTGCAATATAACTAGGAACCCCCAGCTTACCACAATTAACAGACCAATGACGCTCCGTCTTTTTGTACTCTGATATGCCATGTTTAGATTTGGTATACTGCAACCCGTCCATATTATATAAACGAAGCATATGAATGTCTAAGCACAATGCTCTTGCCTCATTGGGATGAGTCATCTCAAGAGCAAAGCTAATTTTAGCTAGACCCAACCCCTTAATTTTATCCACAATACTATCTCTCTTTTTTACATGGTACTTCTTTGTTGTTAGATAAAAATCTTTTGGATTAGCAAAAAACTTATCCTTAAAAGACCAAATATATTCTGTTCTATTGTTATGTAATCCTACACCAGATTTGTGTAGTTTTTCTTTAAGGGTATCTTTGTTGTCTGTCCATTCATCAAAATTTTTAATAGCATTATATCCCCTAACATTACCCTCCCATGTGGTATGAACGCTGCAAAAGGCAAAAAGATACCTTCTAAATATGTCATCTGTGTTCTTGGGCTTTACTGTTTCCCAATATTCTTTATAGGACACAATCTTGTCTTTGGGAAAATTGTCAAAGAATTTTTGAGCTTTAGTCTTATCCATCACTACTGGCTTTTTTACAACTGGAGTAGCTGAAACTAGAGAATCAGAAGGAACTGCTGAATCAGATGGGGCTACGGAATCAAGCATTGAATCTCCAAATAAAAGGGGTCAACCAATAATATTGTCTTTTCGTATTCTACACTAGCTCTATCGGTTTGTCAAGCCCTCTAGCATGAGATATTCTCGCCCTTGTTAGCAAAAGTTTAGAATGGGGTGGTAAATTCTTTTGGAATGACCGGCTAAATTCTTAGACTCTTACTAACAAAAACGAAAATATTTTAACTCTATCAGAATTAGCTCTTAAATTCTTGTGGAATAACTTGGTAAATTCTGACAGAGGAAACATAATCTCAAAAATAATGACGGGTTAAATTCTTTTGGAATGACGTTTTAAATTATTTCAGAGATCAAATGTTGTTTGAAAAAATTGAGAAGTTCATACATTGATTTTCTGTATTGCGTTCTATACTTGATAAAAATAGCGTCCTCTTGGCTTGTAAAATTTCCTCTGTTAATTGTTGCTTCAAACTCTCCTCTTCTATCTGTTAGTGGGATTTTTCTTTTCAGGTTTATGCTCTCATCCTCTTTAGCCTTTTTAATAATCCAGTTTTTCATACCGTGATGAAGTAAATTACTTCGTGCAACCCCTCCTGCAAAATGATTTGGAGTCATACAAAGAACATATCTTTTAACAAAATTATTAGAGGGGAATTTACCCGTCTCTCTAAATAGTCTTAATCTAGCTTCGGTATCTCTTAATATTGCTAAGATAGAATATATTTGAACCATATTTATCTGTTTGATCTTAACAGTTCCTGCTGGTGCTATTTTGGATGTTTTCTTAGACACTTCAAGTCCAAAAACATCTCTAGCAACAGGAGACAAACTATTATAAATATGTTGTATATTTTCTCTAATATATATTGTGTTTTGATCGTCATCTGCCTCGTAATGATTTACTCTGGCTTGATTTAATATCTTATTAGTAATATCTTTCCACTCCCAACCATCTTGTAAAATATCGGAAACCTCAAATGATTTTTTGGGATTCATCATTGAAATCTCAGGAAATGCCTTTAGTAGAAAATATATTACTTTTGGATCATTTAAATCAGACTTTTTTGATTCAGAATAAGCTATTGCTCTTGGAGTTGACCCATGAGGAAATAGTTTTAATTTAATATCATTTGAGTCAAACCTTTTGTAAAGATCGAGCAACTCTTTTTCAGTAAAAGGTTGAGCTAAAGAATACTCTTGCCTTGGGCAACCAAGATGAGCGCGTTCCACAACCACAGTTGTACCAGACTCTAGTTCTTCTGGAAGTTTTAATATGTCTTCGTGACTAATTATTTTACAAGTATCTGTTTTGGGATCATACAGAGTAGCGGTATTTTTGCCACAATCAAGAACTATCGCATTTTCAAGTAACATATTGTGCTTGGCTTTTTTATCTTCTGTTAGCATTAACTTATTCATAACTTATATACTATCTCCTTTTAGAACTTTAAACGGAAAACTTAAACGCTGTTGAGCCATTGTATCTTTTCGTATTTTACATCAACCCTATAATCTTGTCAAGTGCCTTTCCAAAATATATTCTCGTCTTTGTTAGCAAAAGTTTAGAATGGGGCGGTAAATTCTTTTGGAATGACCGGCTAAATTCTTATACTCTTACTAACAAAAACGAAAATATTTTAACTCTATCAGAATGAAGTGATAAATTCTTGTGGAATGACTTCGTAAATTCTGATAGAGTAAATATAATCTCAAAAAATAATGACGGTTTAAATTCTTTTGGAATGACGTTTTAAATTATTTCAGAGATCAAATGTTGTTTGGAAAAATTGGCGGCTACTTATTATGTGTCTCTTTCTTCACCGTGCAAATATTTAAATGTTGGAAACCTCAAAGAAATTCCCCCATTTTGATTTTTAGTTTCTTCAAAATATTGGATAGTAGCAATCTTACCCAGAATCTTTTTTGGGTTTTTATAAAATTCTTGTCTTTGATCCACAGTAAACCCAGAACCTACCCCAACCGAATTCCCCTTGTGATGAATAATTATACTAGATAGCATAGTTTCTTCATATTCTTTACCCTCTTTAAGATACCTAAATTTACCCATCTCTGTATCCATAATCTGGTATTCATCATCAAAGAAAGATTTTTGCTTGAGTAAATCTTTGCTCCTTTTCCCCTTATATCCAGCATCTTTCCTTAGAATAAGACCCTCCCACTTATTTTCTACTGATTCTTGGATCAAATATTCAAAATGTTTTTGATCTTTAATCAGAGTTTGGGTCAGAATAGTTAGTGTTGGATTATCATTTTTAGATAAAATATCATTAAGATTGGATAGTCTTACACTTAAACTTCTTGAACCTACTCTATCATAGAACTCTTTGGAAGACAATAGATCAAATATTTTAAACACAGGATTTGAAATAGTAAAGTCTTTCTTTCTTATCAACTTCATTATTCCCTGAAAACTCTCTTTGCCCTGAAAATCTAGTAAACAAATTTCCCCATCAAATACAACATCTTTTAAACCTAGAGACTCAATAGCTTCTTGTACCAAGCCAAGAGTTTCAAAGATTTTGCCTTGTCTTGAAAAAGTAGTTGTTTTTCCTTTGTCGTCAACCACTACGATACATCTCGCCCCGTCCATTTTCTGAGATGAATACCACCTGTCGGCAAAATCCACCTTAGCATCTTCATAACTAGCAGCAAGAGCAACTTCAAAGATAGGAATAAGATCAGGAATAACCTTATTGATAATCTTATCTCCCGCTCTAGTCTTTAGGTCTTTGTCTATGATGCAGTGGATAAGGTCTGCGTATGATGGGAAATTAGAGACAAAAGTATTAATTGCTCCAATAGCATCGTGACCAGTAATCTTTCTTGTTCTGAGATCGTCCAACAAGTCAAATATGTCAACATAAGAGGAACCTGTTAGGTGGTTTTTCTTTACCAGATTATCACTGGTCACATAAAATTGATATGTGGGATGATAAATATATCTAACAAGTTTAATTAAATCTTGACTATGATAGTTAGTCACTAGGTGTTTTTTAAGAATAGCAATCTTATCATTGCTGCTGCTTGTGGATTGTAGTTCCACGCACAGATTATTCAAGTCTCTCAACAAGGCTTTTGTGTCCAAGGCTTTTGCATTGACCAAGATCATTATACTTCTCCAAATTTTTCTATGCTTCTATTCCTAGAACTCATTCTACCACAGATCAATCGTCTTGTCAAGTATCGGATTGATGGGTTTCTAAACTTTAGTTTTTTAGAATAATTCTTTTATAATTTTGCCAGAATTAGCAATCTTCATAGGTCTACCACTCTTAGAAGTAAAAGTAGTTTCAAGAGAAATTCCAAGAGATTTTATAACACTAGCCATTAAATCCTGTGAAGAATATGGCTCTGATATAACATCCTTGCCATCTTCGCTAGTTTCTCCAACCACTAGCCCACCCTTAAATCCTGCCCCACCAACAACAACACTCCAACTCTTTGCCCAGTGATCTCGTCCTCCGTTAGCATTGATATTGGGAGTTCTACCAAATTCCCCCATCCAAATAATGGCAGTATCTTCTAATAGACCCCTATCATTTAGATCACTTACTAAAGCACTCATAGCTTTGTCTAATTCTGGGAGTTTTTGATTTTCTAGTGTTTTAAAAATATCAGTATGATTATCCCATCCTCCTAAATCTACTTCGATGAAAGGAACTCCGATTTCAACGAGTCTCCTAGCCATCAAGCAACCTTTTCCAAAACCAGTATTACCATATTTTTCAAGCATCTCTTTTGGTTCTTTGCTTACTTTAAAAGCATCCATCTGTTTACTTGTCATTAGCTTTACTGTTCTATCAACAATTTTCAGATGATCAGAAGCTCCACCTCCCCTATTTTCAGCAATAAATTTATTCTCTATAGCAGATAGCATTTGTAGCCTCTGCATAACTCTTTCATTATCTATTCCCATATCTAAATCTCTAATGTTTCCATTAGAATCTACAACAAATGGAGAATAGCCCATGCCTAAAAAGCCGGGGCCGACACTGCCTCCACCAACACTAACGAATGAAGGGATTTCTAGTTCTGGAATAGATGCCATTAATTCGTGAGAAATAACGCTGCCATAACTAGGATGATCAATACTAGGAGTTGGAACATATCCTGTGTGCATATAATATCTTCCACGCATATGATCGGCTTCTCTAGTGCTCATGCTTCTCACGATGCTCATGTGGTGCATCTGCTTGGACATTAGAGGCAGGTGTTCACAGATAGATACTCCATCAGCACTGGTTGAGATGCTTTTAAATTGGCCTGCTGTAGGAGTACCAGATTTTAAATCCCATAGATCAATAGTGCTTGGCCCACCACCCATCCACAATAGAATAGCGGATTTGTGTCTTTTGCGAAGATCAGCAACATTTGCTAAAATAGAATTTGCAAAATTAGAGATTGGTGCTGCTACTGCTGCTGTTCCAGCAACATGGCTTAGAAAATGTCTACGATTCATGGTATGTCCTTTTAAAATAAGTAATCTTCTATATAAAAAAGAATACACTAAAACTATAAAATAGGGCGTGTACGAGTTGAACGTACCTATGATCACCTTATAAGAGTGACGGATGCAACCGGCTTACCTTACGCCCCATATGTATCTATTCTACCTGTTCGATCAGACCTTGTCAAGTCCTTTAATTATTTTTCTTCTTTTTTTTCTTTGGGCCAAAACATCATATTATTTGTACTTTCATCCCAGCCACATTCAATATGTCCACTAGCTGCTAGTTTAGACAGTGTCGCATTATAGAGTCCAGTATCAATCTGTGTCCAAGCATTATCCATACCTTTTAGATCAACAACAGGACAATCATCATCAGTAACTTCTAGAGCATTATTTCTAATAATGTCTTTAACTTGATGTATTGTCATATAACTATCAAGGTCTATTGTCGTGTTTTCACCATCTGGAAATTTACTGTGTACAAGAGCATCAGCAACTGCTTTTCTAATGTCTATTGCAAAGCTATCAAAGTGAGTAATTACATATGATTTTTTTGTCATTTTTCAACCCCAACAACTTTATACAAACTGCCACTGTTTTTGGTGGAAACTTCTCTGAGATCGTCCAAAGTATCTTGCATACAATAGTCTCCTCTAGGTAGCCACTTAGTATTTCTTGTTAATGCTGTGATTATTTGGGGAATCCAAATTGAGTATGCTCTTGTGTGTTGCTTTGGTGCTGAGTTCTTTAGAATATCTGTAATGCCTTTCATATGTGCTATGATAGCATCCCTGTGATCTTCCAATTTATCAATAACTTCTTTTCGATTCATACACCACCGTTTTCCTTTAGTTTAAACTTGATTATTTTATGGGCAGTCCTATTTACATTCGTCTCCTTATCTTTCATATCTTTACCCATCCAGATAAAAGCATATCCTGTATGCTTATCTATTCCATAAGCATGAATCCCATTGAACTCTACTTTTTCTACTCTAAACTTTCCTCTGTATCCCATAGGAATATAATCACCGTCTTTACCAATATAGTATGGCCCACCATTTACCTTTATTCTATCTCCACATACCAGAGTTTTCCAATCAATATTACGCAAAATCTTAGTAGTTTTTGTTTCTTTTGATTTTACCTTAAAAATAAAGGGAGTCTTGCAAGAAGGGCAACAAAATGCTCTTGGGCCAGTTAGCGTCAAACATTTATCGCACTGTTTTTGTCCTTTTCCCATGATCTATTCTCCAGAAGGTTTATGTCTCATCTCTCTTAGTATATCTTGAGCATCATCGCTTGTCAAGTGGTCTTATAAAATTTATCTGGCTCTTCTGTTCGCCCTATGTAAAATGCGGATAGTTTCTTTGGCATTGCTAGGAACCATCACTAATTGTGGGGCTGTTTTATGCCCATAGTCCATAAATCCCATAGCTTTTCCTTCTGTGGAACATCCTTTGCATACGATAGGTCTATTTTGCTCTGTCAAGAAATCATATCTTTCTGAATCAACATCGTCTCTACAGTATGAGCAGAATAATCTCATGTGTACCTCGCATAATCTTCTTTTGAGAGTTTGCTTTCAAAAAATAGAGTTGTAGTAGCACAACTCAAATCGTACCGAACATCTGGACTTAAAAAAGAAAGTTTTCCGCGATGATCGAACAACACCTCTGTGTTGTCCTTGTCTACGCAATCGCAATTTTCCAGAGCCAGAATCAATTCTGAAACCGTCATATTCTATCTCCTAGTTTCTGTCATTCCTCAATCAGTCTTAATCATACCTCTATATTCGGGTTTGTCAAGACCAAACTTGAGAAAGAATCCTTACTTCTTTGACAGAATACTCCATTTTCTCCACTCCAAATAATTTTTTTTAAATTAACCTTAGATAGAATTTTTTCACAATTATTGCAGGGTTTACTCATCATAAGTTTACCGGGGCGATTGATTCTCAATACCACAACTTTCCATGATGGATCAATATTCTCGTATTCATTCCATAAATTACATAATAGATTAACTTCAGCATGGAGAAAAGGAAACTCAATATATGTTTGTATATTAAATAAGTCCCCAATCATCTTAGCTTTAGCATTCATTTTAATAGGATTATTTTGTCCAATACCTATTGGTTTTTTCCCATCGAAAGCTATAGCGAAATGATACCTTCTCTGATAAGGATTAGGCTTGAATAATCCATAAGCTATTTTTAAAGACTTATCTATAATCTTCATGTTATGTAATAGTTTGTTTCAAATCCACAAGATCAATGCTAATGTTTGTAGTAATATCAATCTCTTTGATTTCAGATAGTTTTTCTTGTATAGCTCTTTTGATTTTGAAAATTTTACTATCTATAACCAAATCATTCAACGATTCGACTTTAACGTCAACAGCGATAACTCCTTTTAGAGTTAAGATCGAAACAGGCCCAACAGATGTTGTCTCTTTTGCTGCCTTTTCTGCTGCCTCTTCTGCTGCTGATCGAGGAAAAACAATTTTGATTGGGTCTTTCAGTTCTCTTTCATAATCTAATTTCCAAGAGTCATCAACAGCTTTTAATGGAATAGGTACTGGCTTAGTTCGTTTGGTTCCCTTAAAGAATAAATCATCAGGATCAGAATTGGAATATTGTCCATAGGCATCATATTCAATCTGTTTATTTTTTGGAATATTATCTAAAGTCTTGTCCCAAGGGTCATTCTTTTCCCATACATGAGGGTATCCAGAATAGCCTCTACCACAAGAACACCGTCCTTGACAACCACATTTATTCATTGTAATACTACTCCTGCTGGTAAAAATTCAAAACATTTATCTTTCATCTTTAATTCTAGATCAATATCAACATCCACCCCGTATGTGTCTGGTAAAGACGTTAGATAATCAGCATGTGCTCTAGGATTATCTCCAAGAATTCTACTCTCACTATAATGAAATAGTGGCTTGTATTGTCCCCAAGTATCTACACATATTTCAAATGCTTCTTGTTCCGTTAGTCCATCTGGATGACATTTATGGTGCAGGTAGTCGAATGTGATAGGTATATTATGAACAGGGGTCAAGTATTTGATTAGCCTATTAACGCTCCAACAATTCAACTTGTCATCATTCTCAATAACCAATCTATTCCTACAATTAGTATCTAATCTATTATAATTAATCATAAATCTCTCAATAACTTCTGATCTCTCACCCGCATTTGAATGGATATGAATATTCATAGGTGAGTTATAATCAGGTGAACAACCGATCTTGTCCATAAACCAACTATAATAATTTAATTCCTTAATAGTTTTCTCTACTGCAACACTATTAAAAGATGCCAATACATTAAATTCACTAGGATGACAACTTACCCTTGTTGGATTAGCTGTAACAAAATCTTTA